GAAAACGGCTATGAAAATGATACAAGAAATGAAGAACGTGAGGGATGAGCGGATTGCGCTGGAGCTGGCGGGTGGACGTTCGACAAACGAGATAGCGGAACAGTTTGATTTAACGCCGAGTAGCGTTAGTCGAATTGCGAAGAAGGATCGTTCACGCGAGATCATCGAGCAGGAAACGAAGAAGCTGCTGGGGATTGTTCCGAGTATTACGGATCAGCTTCAGAGCGACATTCAGCTCAGTCAAAAACTCAGTCGTTTTCTTGCAAATCCAGCGAGCGAACCGAGTGTAGCAACGAATACTCCGTTTACGGATACGAAGGAGATTCTGGAGTTTCAAAAGCAAGTTTATAAAAAGCAACAAGACGTTATGAAGGCTGTTGGAATCTTCCCCACCAACAGTACGAACATTTTCATCCAACAGATTTATAATGATAATCGAAAGCAGGTTTTGAGTGCAGAGGTTTTTCAAGCACTTGGGGGGATTTTTGCAGGGCAACTTGGCGAGGACGAAGACGTGGAAGAAGCTGAGGTTAAACTCTTAACTAGCGAGGACGAGAACGAAGATGAAGACAACGACTAAGCAATTTGATTTGTTTAAAAAAGAAGCACGTTCTTGGATTAAGGCTCTTGGCTTGGTCGAGTATGAGGTGCATTTCGGACACGAGGAACTTGAGAATCTTGCAGAGTGCGGGATTAACGAGCAGGCTCGTTTGTGCAAGATTTTTCTCAGCAAGGAGTGGGATAGCGAAAACGTTCCTCTCACGAATGAAGAAGTTAAGAAAGCAGCGTTTCATGAAGTGCTGGAACTTTTGTTTGGACGAATTCGCAGAATTGCAGAGCAGCGAGAAGGAACTCCTGACTCAATAGAGGGAGAGATTCATCGGCTTATTCAAACATTCATAAATGTGCTTTACCAGTAAGAGTTAAACGATGCCACTTAAGAAAGGAAAAAGTAAGAAAGCAATAAGTGTGAACGTTAGTGAGTTGATGCGGGGAGGGCGAGAGCAGAAGCAAGCAGTTGCGATTGCTTATAACGTAGCTAAGAAAAAACGTAAGGGAGCTAAGAAGAATGGCTAAGACGAAAGCAAAGAAGAAAGTGAAAGAAACTAAGATGCCGAAAGCAGAACGTGAAATGATGATGAAGAAAAAGAAAATGAAGAAAATGAAAGGTGGATGCTAATGGCAAATTCATATGTGAATAATCCAATTGTTTTAGATACGTTTAGTTCAACAGTTGATATTGCTCTGCAAGCTTTTGGACTTGCAAAGGCACCAGTTATGATTAAGAAAGTAGTGTTCACTGATCCAACGGCGGCGGATATTGTTATTCTTCGGGATGCAAGTAACAACATCGTAGTAGCCATGGAGGCTGTTACGACTAATCTCGATGTTCAGCAAGACTTCTGTAAGGGCTTTAAGTGTCAAGGACTTACGCTTACTTCAACTGATGTAACGGTGACAACAGGTAAAGTCCTTATTTATGTTTAGGAGTTCTTCATGGAATTAACTGGAGAGCAGGTTAAGCAGTTAAACGATTTCAGTAGCTTTTTGCGCTTTAAGAAAACATGGCCGTTTAAGAAGCTCATTCATTCGGAAGATAAGATAACGGCGTTGTTTACTGGGAATCAGTTTGGGAAAACAGCAGGAGTTGCGATGCAGTATGTTATGCGCATCCTTGGGATTCATCCAGTGGTGGAGAGGAATGTAACGTATAAAGAATGTTCATTGAACTGTGGAAAAATCTGGCGTTGTTATGAGGCACCAGAAACTTGTGAATGTGGTGGGAAGGTGCAGGTTCATGAGCGGGTTACGAAGACATTTCGTTTTTGTTCCGAAACGCTCCCCGGCCAGAGTGGTGGTTCAAGTGATCCAAACGGAGCAAGTGAAGTTAAGAACACTCAGTATCCGGCGTTTAAAAAATGGCTTCCTGGGTTTCTCATTAAGAAGGACATTACGTTTCGTTCACCTACGATCATTATAACTGATCCGCACGGCGGGGATGATATAATTGTGGAGTTTGTCAGCTACAATCAGAGCGTTCAGTCTGGTGCTGGTGTTCAGCGTTTGAGCGTTTGGTATGATGAAGAACCGGATAAGGAAATGCGGGAGGAGCAAGTTCCCCGTTTGCTTGCAGAAAACGGTGATGAGATTTTCAGTGTTACACCAGCAAATTACATCACCTGGATGTATGATGAGATTTTTGAGAACGCAAGGATTTATTATCGGACTCCTGCGATCTGCGAGTTTCTGAAACGCCAAGACGGTGAGGATGCAAAAACAGTTAAACTTGGAAACTCAAACAAGAGCATAACGGTTATTCAAGCGGCGACCGACGACAATCCAACACTGAAGCAAGAAGCAATAAACGCCTTGTTCGATAACATCGACGATCCTGAAGTTATTGCTATTCGTCGTTATGGTCTGTTCAAGCAAGTAAGTGGAAGGATTTTCAAGGACTTTGATTTTAATACTCACGTTATTCGTGAAAATGAGTTTTTTGAGTTCGGCATTCCACGAACTTGGGTTCACGGGCGGGGAATCGACTACCATCCACAAACACCTTGGGCTTTTGGTTGCATGAGTTTAAGTCCACAGAACGAAGCATTCATCTGGGCGGAGTTGAATCCAAGCCCTGAACGTTTTACCACGGAAGAGATTGCGGAAGCAATTGCGCTGAAGTGCAGCGGTTACCAGTTCACACTCAGTTTGATTGATCCACTTTCGGAAGCGTTTACGCATACTGAGAATGGAAAGAGCATAACGGTGCGGGAGGATTTAATTCGAGCTAGTTATGCTGGGAAGTATCATACGCAAGGTTATTGGCAAACGTGGGATACGAAGGGTGAGAAAGGGCGAGACGAAATTCGGAAGCGTTTGAAAAATGCCAAGCTTTGCGGCAAGCCTTTTAATAATGAGGTTGTTGAAAATGGACTTCGCTCATACCTTCCCACGCTATGGATTATTTCAAGTTGTGAGCTGACGGCGAAGTGCATGAAGCAATGGCGTTGGGAAGAATACGCCGACTCGAAAAGTGTGCAAGCGAAAGAAGTAAAAAACAAACCTGAACAACGTTGGAGCCATATGAACATGGTTTGGGAAGCGTTGTTTAAAAGTCCAAGCTTCCGTTATAACATTCGACGTGGGATGGAAGAAGTTAAAAAAACTAAGAAACGCTACTACCAAGGATCAGGATAATGGATAAAATAGAAGAGCATATCGTTAGTCAAGTCATTCAAGGTGAGTGGACTGGTTCTGATTCTTTAGCTCAGTTAAACGAGGACGAGTTTCTTAGTTACGTTGGGCTTATTGATTCAGTGAGGGATGAGAAGAATTATGACTGGCAAAGTAACATTCGGATACCGGAGTTCGCTAGCCAGATGCTTACACAAAGTAGCATCGACGTGGATCAGTATTTTAAGACCCGCGACTTTGTGGAAGTTTATTTGCAGGATGAAAGTGATGAAGCGAAGGCTAGTAGTGCGGCGACGAAGGAGTTGATTAATCGGACGTTGAACTGCCCAACGCTTTATCATTATTTGAAATTTGTTCGTGGGAAGATTATCAACCACTTGCAAGGACGGGTTTATGCTGAGTGCTGGTGGGAGCAAAACGTTTTGGAGAAGAAAGTTGGAGGAGAAAAGGTTGAAGTTATTCATCGTGACCAGTTTAATTATGATGTGATTGATCCACGGCGAGTTCGCGTAAGTCCTGAGTACACGTATTCGGCGCGGGAAAAAAGCTGGATCATGGTGCAGAAGGATAAAACATTTGATTGGCTTGAGAAGAATAAAAAGAAGTTTGGTTACTTCAACTTGGACGAGATTAGAGAACACTCAGTTAATAAGATTCAAGAACAGCTTCGTTTGAAACGTGAAGACTTAAGTGGGGAGCAGCTTTATAATCCTATTCAGGATATTCAAACTATCATCACACGTTATGGAGAGTTCTGGGCAGTTGTTGATGAGCGGGATGAGGTTACGGAACTGCCAACGAAGATTTCCTATGGTTATAACGAAGATGGGAAGGTTCGTGAGAACGCAGAACTTGTTGAGAGTGTTCTGACGTTTGCTCGTGGTTCTGGTTCACACAACGTTCTGATTGGTTTTAGTGTTTCTAAGTTCATTGACAGTAATGGTATTCCTTACAAGCCGATTATTCGTGGACTTTGTTACGTGCATCCAACGGATGATGAGGGCGTTGGGGATGGGAAGTACGGAAGGGATTTGCAAACAGCAATCGATGATACGTTTAATCTTGGTAATGATCGAACAATGCTTGCAACACTTCCGACGTTCATTGGAAGGAAAAACTCGCTGACGGATAATGATGATATTTACTTCGAGCCAGAACATGTTATTCCAGTTGAGAACATGGATGATTTGAAGGAGATAAAGATCAGTGATAACATTAATGGAGCGTTGTCGCAGTTAGGGTTTTTGGTTGGGAAACTTAACCAGACGATGAGTATTTTTCCCACAACGATGGGGGCGTTGCCGAGTGCAAGTTCGACAACGGCGACGGCGGTTGCTGGTGCTGAAAGCCGGACTGGAATGCGTACAAACTACAAGAGTGTGACGTTTGAGAACACATTCTTGTGCGAGCTTTACTGGATGATCCAGCAAATGACCCACCAGTTTGCTCGTGAAGAAACTGCAATGAAGTTGATGGGGCAGAAAGCTTATGACTTTGATCCTAGCAAGGAGTATTGGTTTAAACCGGTCAGCCAGAGCGTTGAAAACGAGCAGAGTAAGCAGAATAAGATCACGAAGTGGATTCAGCTTGTTGGTTATTTGACGAATTTGCAGCATCCAGATGCAGTTAAGATGATTAATTACATTCTGAAGCAGTTGTTTACTTACATGGGGGATGAGTTTGTGAATTTTGGGAACGTTATGCTGAATGAGCAACAGCCTATTCAGGGTGGGAGTGGGCAGCAGGAAGCTTCTAGCACGCCCATGACCAACCAAAGTGCAGTTCCTCAGAGTGTTATGGAGCAAATGACTCGTGGAGGTGCAGGTGGATACTAAACAACAG